AGTCGTATAGATTTTACTGACGCACTATATAAAAGGCTTGGTATAAAATCTGAAAATATGTGGGCAGATGCTAACACTGTGGATTATAGTCAAGCAGATCAAAAAAGCCTAATAATTAATACCAGTCAACAGGACATGACAGGTAATAATTGGTTCGAAAGCATTCCAATTGGTCCATTGATTGCTATACAAAGTAGGAACAATTCAGAATCTGGACATGAGAGATTAGTTGACTTCGATGAACAATATCCTATGCGTGAAGTAATCTATGATAATGAACGTGAATTTAAGGATCCAGAAACCACATACCTACGATTTATGAAAATCGGCGTCAAATAATTTGACTTAGCAAACACAATTCTGCTACAATAAGGCACAAGGAGATTTTATGAGTAAAGCATTTGGTGATCCAGAACGAGCAAAGATTAAACAAATTGTAGCAGAAGGTGTAACAGTTCTACAAGAAATTCAAGATCTAACCGAAGGACTTAACGACACAATAAAAGCAGTGGCTGAAGAACTCGATGTCAAACCCAGTGTTATCAAAAAGGCCATACGTATTGCTATGAAAGATCAATGGGATCAAGTTTATAGAGAATTTGATGATCTTGAAACTATTGTAGATATCAGTGGTCATGCCAATAGGAAAGAATAATGTTTACTTGGATTATTAACAAAATAAAGGCGTGGAAAAGACGTCGTGCTCATAAGAAACGCATAGAAGAACTACGCAAACGAGATCCGTTTATCTATAAATGATTATCTGGGGAATATCAGCAAACAGTCACGATGCTGCTGTGAGTGTTTGGAATAATAAAGACCTACAGTTCGCAGCACACAGCGAAAGATACAGCAAGGTCAAAAATGACGGTGATCTACATCCTGAATTAATTAAAGAAGCAGAATATTGGGGCAAACCTGATCTTGTGGTATGGTACGAAAGTAACATACTGAAGACATTTAGACAGTTTACCGCAGGGCAAGGATGGCTTTGGTCTGAGAATAATGTAAAAGATTATCTTAGAAAATACAATATCACCTCAGATATATACATAGGTTCACATCATCATAGTCACGCAGCCGCTGGTTATTATACCAGCACGTTCAAAGATGCCACTGTGATCTGTATAGACAGCATAGGAGAATATGAAACCCTGACCATATGGAAGGGTATTAAAGATAATCTAACTAAATGGTATAGTCAAAGTTATCCTCACAGCATAGGACTATGGTATAGTGCTATGACACAGCGCATAGGTCTAAAGCCCAACGAAGAAGAATATATTCTCATGGGCATGGCTGCTTACGGTGATCCTTATAGATTATATACAGATGTATTAGAAGATTTTTTTAAAAGCATACGAGCACCAGAAATTAAATTCAAACGTAATCTACATCGAGGATGTCTATCTTGGAGACCGGATCTCACCACAGAACAGGACATGTTTGACATTGCCGCTGCCACACAGGCCATATACACCGACATTTTAAAAAACATTTCTTCATATGCACGACAACATCTCAGCAGCAAAAATCTTGTGTTAATGGGAGGTTGTGCTCTAAACTGTGTAGCCAATAGCGAAATCACACAAGAATGGGACAACGTATGGATCATGCCTAATCCGGGAGATGCTGGATCTGCAGTCGGTGCTGTAGCAGCCTACCTTAATGAAAAAGTAGTATGGCCAGGTCCTTATCTGGGCACAGACATGGGGCAGAAATATCCTATAGGCCCTTTGATGCGATCTCTACACAAAGACAAAATTGTAGGTGTAGCCACAGGTCGTGCAGAATATGGTCCAAGAGCCTTAGGACATCGTAGCCTGCTGGCAGATCCAAGAGGCAGTGAAATAAAAGATCTTGTCAATGCCATAAAACGTAGACAAAAGTTTAGACCATTTGCTCCGGCTATTCTTGAAGAATATGTTCACGATGTCTTTGACATGCCCAAGAACATTGGCAAAAGTCCCTATATGCAATTTGTAGGTAAATGTAGATTTCCTGATCTATATCCTGCTATAATACATCATGATGGGACCAGCCGTGTTCAAACTGTAGGGCCTAATGATTCACCGGGTTTTAGGTTGTTATTAGAAAGTTGGTTTGAAGACACAGGATGTCCCATGTTATTGAATACCAGTCTCAACATCAAAGGACAGCCTATGGTAAATGATCAAATAGATGCAAGAGCATTTGAACAAAAATATAATGTTAAAGTTCATAGTTAGTAAACCGTTATTGTTTTGGTTTGAATGGTCCTGCACTATAATATTGTTAGCAGGTGTAGTTTTAACCAGTTTTAATATCTACCCGTTGAATATTTGGTTTTTATTAGTCGGAAACCTCGGATGGATTGGTCTAGGATGGATATGGCGTAAATGGAGTTTGATTATTTTGCAAACTATAATTACCATTATCTACATTGCAGGCCTAGTAAAAACTATATTATAAATACTGTTGAGAAAGGTTCGCGAGCCATAAATCGCATTTTGGTTGTCCAGCCTCAAGTGGATAGGAGAAAACAATGAGTTATGTAGATGCCATCTGGGATAAGGATGCAGATCTTATCCGAGTCGTAGAACGTGATCCTAAAAAGGGTCGACTGTTTCAAGAATATCAAGCCCGTTATATCTTTTACTACCCTGATCAAAAGGGCAAACACAAATCAATCTTTGGTGAAAATCTAAACCGTGTAGTATCTAAGTCTTTTAAAGAATTCCAAAAAGAACAACGAATACACAATAATCAAAAACTATACGAACAAGACATCAATCCTATTTTTCGAACCCTCGAAGAAAATTATCTCGGACGTGATGCACCAAAACTCAACGTAGCATTTTTTGACATTGAGGTAGACTTTGACCCTGAACGTGGTTATGCTTCACCCGATGATCCATTCATGCCAATTACTGCTATCACTGTGTGCCTACAGTGGATGGATACTCTAGTGACCTTGGCTATGCCACCAAAAACACTGACAGTAGATCAAGCACAAGAACAAGTAAAGGATTTCCCTAACACACATATCTTTGAACACGAAGGTGATATGTTAGAAACATTCCTTGAACTTATACAAGACGCAGACGTGTTAAGTGGATGGAACAGTGAAGGATATGATATTCCCTATACTGTAAATCGAGTGACTCGTGTATTGAGCAAAGAAGATACACGTAGGTTTTGCTTGTGGAATCAATTCCCTAAAAAACGTGAGTATGAAAAATTTGGTCGTACTGCTGTAACCTATGATTTAGTGGGTCGTGTTCATCTTGACAGTCTTGAATTATATAGAAAATATACCTATGAAGAACGTCATAGTTATCGACTTGATGCCATCGGAGAGATGGAAGTAGGTGAACGTAAAACAGTCTATGAGGGAACATTAGATCAATTATATAACAATGACTTTAAAACATTTATTGAATACAATAGGCAGGACGTTGCGCTATTAGATAAACTTGATAAAAAACTTAAATTTATTGATCTTGCTAATACTATTGCTCATGAAAACACTGTGCTACTACAGACCACATTGGGTGCGGTGGCTGTAACAGAGCAGGCTATTATCAATGAGGCACATCATAGAGGTATGATTGTTCCCAGCAGAGCCAAACGTGATGAATTAGGCGATACACAGGCCGCAGGTGCTTATGTTGCCTATCCTAAGAAAGGACTACATGATTGGATTGGAAGTATGGACATTAACAGTCTATATCCCAGTGTGATTCGTGCTCTTAACATGGGACCTGAAACTATTATAGGTCAATTAAGACAAGACTACACAAAAACATATATAGAAGGAGAAATGGCCAGAGGAAAAAGTTTTGCAGCAGCCTGGGAAGGTAGGTTTGGTAGCCTAGAATATGATTTTGTAATGAGTCAAAATAGATCAAGCGATATAACCATCGATTGGGAAAATGGTGAAACCAGCATCATGAGTGGTGCTGAAATATATGAACTGATTTTCAACAGCAGTAAACCATGGATGCTGTCAGCCAATGGCACAATCTTTACACATGAAGTAGAAGGTGTTATTCCAGGTTTACTAAAACGCTGGTATGCAGAGCGTAAAGAACTACAGGCCAAACTTAAGGATGCTATTAAAGCGGAGAATAAAATTGAAGAAGAATACTGGGATAAACGGCAGTTGGTTAAAAAGATTAACCTTAACAGTCTGTATGGTGCTATTCTTAATGCTGGTTGTAGGTTTTTTGATAAACGTATTGGACAATCAACCACTCTTACAGGTCGTTCCATTGCCCGTCACATGGCTGGTAAGGTAAATGAAGTTATCACAGGTGAATATGACCACGTAGGTAAAAGCATTATCTACGGTGATACAGATAGTTGTTATTTTTCTGCTTATACAACATTGCGAGTTGATATTGATAAAAAGACAGTGCCATGGGACAGAGACGTTGTTATTCAACTGTATAATCAAGTAGCAGACACAGTTAACAAGACATTTCCAGAATTTATGCAGGATGCCTTCCACTGTCCTAAAAGTCGAGGAGAAGTTATCAAAGCAGGTCGTGAAATAGTAGCCAGTAAAGGCCTGTTCATTACTAAGAAGCGTTATGCCGTGCTTTATTATGATAAAGAAGGTAAACGATTAGACGTGGACGGTAAACCAGGAAAGATCAAGGCCATGGGTTTAGATCTAAAGCGTAGTGATACACCTGAATTCATGCAGAAGTTTTTAGAGGAAGTATTAACTCGTGTGCTCAACGGTGCAGAAGAAAAAGAAATATTGGAGATGATCAGTGAATTTAGAACAGAATTTAAAGCCCGACCAGGTTGGGAAAAAGGATCGCCCAAGCGAGCCAACAACATTACAGAGTATGAAGATAAAGAGAAGAAAGCTGGCAAGGCAAATATGCCTGGACATGTTAGAGCAAGTATTAATTGGAATACGCTCCGTAGGATGAATGGCGACAAATACAGTATGCAGATTGTAGACGGTATGAAGGTTATTGTCTGTAAGGTAAAAGATAATCCTCTGGGCTATACCAGCGTGGCATATCCAACTGACGAACTACGTTTGCCTAAATGGTTCCAAGAACTTCCATTTGATCATAACGAAATGGAGGCCACTATTATTAATAACAAATTAGATAACCTCATCGGTGTGCTAGAATGGGATTTAGAATCTACCACACAGGATAATGTCTTTGGAAATTTATTCAGTTTTAATTAATTCTATTGACATTTCAACATTTTCTAAATATAATCACAGAAAGGAAAACTATATATGCAAGATCTATTAAAAGACATTGTGAGTCATACTCACGCACTAGGCTTCTTAGACATTGTCAAAGTCACAGGCACAACCGAAAAAACACAAATTGATTCCATGGCAGAAAATCGCACAGTGATCATGTTTGGTGAAACTCATGCTCCTCACCCTGATATGATTGGTGTATTTGGCATGCCGCAACTTAACAAACTAAAATATCATCTCGATTGTCCAGAATACAAAGAAGATGCACAAATTGAAGTAGTAAGAGCCAATCGTAATGGCGAGGATATCCCTGTAGGACTTCATTTTGAAAACAAAACAGGCGATTTTAAAAATGACTATAGGTTTATGAATAGTCAAATCATTAACGAGAAACTGAAAACTGTGACATTTAAAGGTGTTAAATGGAGTGTTGAACTGGTTCCTAGTGTTCAAAATGTTCAAAGATTCCAGTATCAGGCAGCAGCCAATACTGAACATGAAACCTTTATTGCCAAGACTGACGGAGATAAACTAAAGTTTACATTTGGTGATGCTTCAACACATGGTGGTGAGTTTGTATTTGCTACAGGTGTCAGCGGCAAGTTAACCAAAGCATGGCCGTGGCCAGTTGCACCAATATTAGCAATTCTTAAAATTGCTGATGTCAATAACACTAAAATGAGTTTTAGTGATGAAGGTGCTCTACAGATCGAACTAGACAGCGGCATTGCTACCTACAAATACATCATTCCGGCAAAAACATGATTAAGTCCATAAACGGAGGATCACATATTCAGATCTCCTGTGGCTCAGCCAGTGATCCTTATATTCCTAACACTGCAACACCGGTAGGCATGGTAAGATATGTTGATAATAACC